TGAAATTAGAATCAGCCAGGGACATTACTAATGGAAAGACTTCCATGCTGGGAAACCTCAGCCTCATCCCGCAATACACAATTCCTATCCGCTACAGAAAGTCTCAATGACCCACTCCAACAAATGGGTCAATTCGTGTACACACTTCCGGAAATAGTCCACCGAGATCCACCAACATCACGGGTACCACTTAGACCCCTCCAAGCACTGAGGACAGACATCCCGTCTCGACTTGATGCACCGTTATTACCCTATCCCCAGACACTCAAGGACTACGCCATTCATGGTGATGCGAGCCTCATTACTGGGGTTTTTGATGATCACCATGAGGCAGTGACAGGAGTCAGGAATTGCATGTCAGAAAATCACTTAACATACATTGGTGGGCCTTGCCGCTTCACTACTTCTATCGATGATTTGAAATCATTTGTGAAACTGACATATAGTCGCCGGGGTGAACATCTTGAAAAAGCAAGCAGATATTCTGCAGTGAGGATGACTCAGTTGGACTTATCAACTCTCTACAAATCCAACCAATCATACCTCGAGTACCACTCTAAAGCTCCAGTGGGACTTGATATGCTGATACTTATACAAAGGATAAGGAATCAGATGAACTTTACAGCAGAATCAAGAAGTCATTCTGAATATGAGAGTTCATTGACTACTGGAGCTAAGGGAGAGAAAATTATATGGGCCTCTAACCAGGACTATTCTTATGTCATTGTCATGTATGGTCAACATTTCTCAATAGCACATAGCCACTGTAATTCTGTATTTATTGGTCCCTCAACTTATCTTGATTATTTATTTACCATCTGTGACGTGAATAACAATGTTGGGGCCATAATATCAGCAGGCGAGTACAATGCATTTAAGGAAGTGCTCCGTTTTTTGACAGACGCAGTCGTGACTTATCGACCACACAATGCCCTAGTAACATTCTTTAAATCATATGAAGCATACTGTTTATTCAGGGCAGACATCATGTCAAGTATGGTTGTAAACTGGGTTCCGATAATAGATGTGGTAAAAGACATGGTTGAACAGAGCAATTTGGTCTCTGACTCACAGATAAGTATTGAGACTGCCCTAGAATATCTGATTCACAACAATATGGCCAAATTTGGAGACTCATTATTTTGTAATATGGCCTATACGATTCAAGACCTGACACCATTAGAGCTTCTAGAGGCATCCAGTCTTCACAAATTCACTTTCTTCTCAGAGGTTGACACATCAGAAGGCATCCACAAATTCTTGAAACGTACACACACAAAGAGGCCCGTTGACAAAGAGTACATAAGACAGTTAGTGGGTTGCACTAAGAAAGAATTTATCATTTCATACATTAGAAAGAGGGATCTAGTACCTACAATAGAGGGGCCAGAAGAAAAAGCACAGACAATAAAAAATTACCACCACAATGGGGAAGCATCAAAACTAGATGACTTCCCATTTACCTGGTGGTCAGATATAACATTAGGTTGTTGTCTAGAATGGGAGGTTAGTGAGCACCCTGTTGAGTATGCAAAGGACAAGGGCGCTATAAAAAATGACATAACATTTGGCCCAATGGATAACAAAAGGGAGCTAGTTCAAGTATTGGAATCAGCACATTATGAAGTGGATGATTTCCTTTCTGACATAGACACGTCAGAAAAAGAACACATTATCTTCACAACACATACTTACCCAGAGCCGGAATATATTAGATTTCCAGTTAGGCTTAACGAGAAGGAATTAGAACAGAAGACCAGTGGTAGACATTTTGGGGTCGCCCCTGCCAGATTTAAACATAAACTCAGTGAGTATATGGCAAAGGCAAAACAAGTCCTCTCCTACTTCTCAGGAAGCTACATGACAATGTCGGACCATCAGCGTAAGGAGGACCTGCATAGGTCAGCCCAGATGATATTAGATGATGACACAGTCGCAGTTCTCCTGGATATTGAGGGACATAATCAGTCAATGCAGCCTGACAATACAGAAGACATACTAGAATTTATAGGGAATTGCTATGGTGAAAATGGATGGGGAAAACTTGCTCATCTATTCTCATGTCTTACTGTATATCATTATAATTATTATAAATCGGATGTTATAGTCAGTAAGGGCCAACTAGGGGGTATAGAGGGGTGGATGAATCCTGTATGGAGTCTTGTTACACTTCAACAGCCAAAGATGCTAGCCGTTAGATTAGGCATAGATGTTCTGAAAGTTTCTGGCTACTCAGATGATATGAAAATCCTTATTCAGCTGAGTGACAAGACACAGGAAGGGATAAACAGGGTTCTTTCCATGATATCTCAAGACTTTATGCTTGGTGGTTACATTGTTAAACCTTCACAAACAGCTGTCACAGGAAGTAGGGTTACTATGTTGCGAGTACACCATATTGGAGGCCATAGGGCCGATTCAACACTAAAACGTCTGATGGCTGTCACAACATCATCAGGAGCAAGGATATCAGCAGAAGACTTAGAACTTAGCGCTATAAGTTCAGCAATAAGCAGTGCATTAGAAGGTTCTTATCACTTACGTACTGCCACATATGTCAAATGGTATAAATCGTGCATTGTTTCACATAGAACATTTGCCATGCTCTTTGAAGAGAAAAGAGAATCATCAATGCTGGATCCTGCATCTTTACCTATCCGGTTATCATCTGTACTATATAATACCGGATCACCCGAAGAAGGGTCAACACAGCTGGCTGCTGAAGAGCTTGCAAGATCTATATCTGAAAGGTTTAAAGCTATTGAATTTGAATCAGGGGGTTTGATGGCTCAAGAGATCTTGAACTCTTGGTCAAGAAAACTCTATAGATGTAATCTTGATGAGGTCAAGTCCATAAATAGTACTGATGTTGTATTGTATTACTTGTCTCATGATGAGTTCTTACAGGATCTCTGGTTTTATTGCTTAGCCATGCCACAGGCCACGGGGGGCATGGGAGTCGAGCTAGCTGTAAATCAGGCACTCTCCGGGCATAGTGACAGTCCATTCAGAACAATCTATTATCTTCACAGAATCATGAGGAATCAAGCTACAGATCCGGGATATTTCTTTAGTGCATTGGAAGCCTCATTAAAGTTTTATGCTTATAATGATGGGACAAGAGATGAAGCTGACGAAACTCATGATGAGGTAGAAAATGAGAAGAAAAGACATGAGGAACATTCAAGGTATGCAAGAGTTGTTATGGACAAGTGGTTATTGAATGAGCATGTGTCTACATCAACAAGTGCAATACATAGAGAATTGGTAAATGTCATGGCTCGGATAAATAAGAATGTCAGGTTAGCAGATCTTCTAGAGTTGAGTAAGTACAGCAGACAGATTGCAGCGAACATAGGACAGATATTTCGTAATAATTTCAGTCACCGTGTAGCCCAATTCTATTACGAAAATAGCATCATGAGTATGATAACATATATAATTAAGAAATTGCAGACATGCGGCAGCCTCATCAACAGGATTAGGGGGATAGACAAACTGAAGAGAAAATTGACAGTGAAGAGTAGAAATAATCTCCTTGAACTCTTATCAAGAAAGGGCAGTACATTTGGTGCCTTTGACAAAAACACTGATGTACTTACGTACCTCTTAACAAGACGGAAGATCATATGTCCACACATAAATTTTTGCGACATCGAAGAACCATTATATGACCACTTGATAGAAGAGTCATCAGGAGTTGAACCCATAATGTCAGTTAACTTGTCAAGAAATACATGGTACCAAGATGGGAAATTAGGATACAAACAGGGACTATTCTTATCAAAGACACTATACAAGGGTGAGATAAGTGAAGAAGAGACGATACTCCAGTCAAGACTTGAGATGTTAGCTGCAAAGGTCTGTGCTGTTACCAGTTGGGCAATATTGAGAGATCAGATTGATGAGCAACCAATAAAAGACTTAGAGGTGTTTGATTTCGAAGCAGCCTGTGACTTCGTGTTATCAACCCTGTGTGCACAAACATATCGAGATCTTCAACCATGGATACCAACAAACTTAGGGGGAGAGATCTTACACAGAATCCCAAATCAGCGATTTAAAAGCTCAGTTGCTACAAGAATCTTCCCGAACCACACACCTGTTATTAATACAATGCTGCACCAAACAAGAATTTTTGACTTGAAATTAGAGGATTCTAACATAAATTTTGAGTACATGAGGATGCTGCACCTACTCAGATTTACCTGTGATATGTACTATAGAAATATCCTCCCCACAAATGTAGAATATCAATTCAAGTCACTCGAGAATGTACATATTGTATCTACATTCAAACCTAAGCCAATAGCAACAACTTATCTAAATACTTTACAGCCCATCGGGATAAGACCAAGGACTGACCTAAAGATGACCAGGTTGACCCTGTCGGCAACATCATACCTCTATGCAGAGGATATAGTGCAGGGTCTATCTACATCGCAATACCTACTTAGCAACCAATTTCTACATGCGAGAGATATTAGGAATAGGCGTATTTGTATGGATTATTACTCTGATCTTAACAAGGAACTGCTTGCTATTGACATGGCCCTCTCAAATCATGAACAGTGGATGCCACTACTTGTGAAGCTCAAAGAGATAGACAAGGAATTGAGAACCTTATCTGATAAAGAATTACTGGAACAAGTCTTCTCAACAATCGCCAAGGACTTACATCACAGGTTACATGATGAGACATCAAAAGAATACAAGAAACATTTCAAGGATAGGCTAACACTGCTAAGGGAAACGGGTTGTGACTTTTCTGAAACTTATAACTCTATAATGAATTATCTCCACCTGACAAGGGGGGGTGATAGCCATGGGTTGAAGGCTAGAAAGCGGTCAGAGAATCTGGAAAGGATGGCACGGTCATATAGTGAGCTAGGTCTAGAATTGTTTAATGATTTAGCCTTTGGGTACTGCTTGCATTTGAGAAAGTCAAAGGACCAGGTCACATTGGATATTGATGCTACTTACAACTCAACAATAGAAACTATATACAATTCAACCCTGGTGGATGATATCCCACAGCAATTAAAAGAGATGATATTTCTCATTGGACAAACCCGATTATTAGAACTCATCCAAAAGAATAAGATGAGACTCAGGAGGCACTTAAAGATGGTGTCAGAGGAGCAGCTAGAAGGAGTTACTGTACCTAAAGTCACTAATATCAAGTTCCCAAGGACTAACCTGGATATGAATCTCATAGAGATCCCGGACTCCATATGCTTGACAAATTACACTGGGTTTGAAATACACCCCGAATCACTCAACGAGTGGGATATATTCCTCTCATCAATATCAGTCTTCAGGCAGATCACTGAGTGTTATGCTGATCCGGTGACCTTTACTAGTCCTACAGGGAGTGACTCACTTTTAGCCCAATATGGCCTACTAAAGATGCTACTCGAGAGACGGCACATAAGCCCAGATTCACTTTTATGCTCACTAGCAAGTGGGAGAGGGGATATAGTACTAGCATCTGACCTACTCGGTTTAAAAGTCAAGGCCTATGCAAGACCGACTCTTTATAACAAGACAATGGTGGTCCCCGAGGTAGTGACAGACATCGATTTTGATTTAACAAAACCTGAGACACTTAGATTTTCGGATGAATTCGACCTTTACATCATAGATGTCAGTAACATCACTGGAAGATCAGCAGGGTTTGATGATACAATATTGAATTACTTATCAGCAGGGTCTGAAGTTGTATTCAGGTGCAATAGTAAAAGAGAATGGGGAAAGCCGTTTGTTAAGGCATTGATAGACCTGAATATTGCTGTCCATATATGCCATGCTGTATCACGAGATCTGGTTCCGTATCAAGTTTACATTTATTTTTCCCAAGAGAAACCTACAAGGAGGACACCGGTTAGTAGTTGGGTCGATTATCCTGGCTACCGAGCAATGTGCGAAGTTTGGAAGTCGCTACTCTCATACCAGAACCTCTTCAAGAGATCACCGGAAGTAACTTATAATGCTGTCATATCGATGCTTCCTGAAGATAAGTCATTATCCAACCTTATGAATGCTGTTTTTACAGTGAATACCGAAGCAAGTAGTATTAAAGCACTCAGAACAATACTGAAGCAAGGAGAAATCCTGGAGTATGTACACATCGATCATACAACATATCAGTACATGAAAAATCGATCAGCAGGAAATTGGGCTACCGAAGAAGAAGTCGAAGGGCCAGGATGTTACGGGATGATAAAGCAAGGGGAAACTTCTCAATATGACGTCCCTGGGAAAGTCCATTGGGAACAGGCACTAGAGTATAGTACCCAGCCTGGTGCTAAGTGGTACAAGCTGCGGAGAAAGAACATTGTCCCATTAATGGCAAGAGTTTTATCAAGATCACACCCCGATCCCCATGAACGTTCATATTGGAAAAACTGCCTAGACCTTCACAGAGATGGGATCAACATAATCCACTGCACATATGAGGAATGTCACCAACTATGGTTGGAATGCTCAGAAAAATCTAGGCAGGTTGAAAATGCAACATCAGGAAAAATCAGAGAAGCTCTATCTGTATTGTTAGTTGCTCGTGTGAGGCACAATTATGATTGGGGAATAAAATCATTATTATCAAATAAAGGAGATACACGCCATTCAAAGAAAATGCAGAGACAGAAACTTGCCATTTACAGAAAACTATCACCATTATATACTTCAATCCAGTCTGATGAAATAAATACACCTGAAATCATACAAATGACAGACAGGGTAGAAGAATTGGTGGTTGAGCCGCTACGGAGAACAAGGAGTCAGAGGTTGAGGATGGATGCACCACTAAATGACACGGAGTTAAACAAAAGGTTAAAGGATCAATTTGATGCTCTTACTCGGACAAGTTTCAATAGCATCGTTGACGGCCTTCAGGATATCCTCCCAACTATAACACTCGATGAGCCATCACTAAGCCAGCTGATGGGGGTCGACCATACTCGAGAAATCAATGAAACAGCCTCAGACGGGAAAGTAGTAGGTTCTGAATTCATAGTATTAGAAACTAATCTCATAAGCCAGGCACTTGATACCGCGCTGGGCTTTAAAGCCGTAACAGATGAATTGCAATTAAGGATGGACAATATCTTCGCCGAAATGGGTGAGGTTGAAGCATCAACATTATTCAGGGACGACTGGGAAGAACCAGCAGACTGGTAAATAATCAAAATTTTATTCTGCAAAAACATTC